GTCACGCAAGTTAAGAACAACTGTTTCAAACGTGTACTTACCTGCAAGGTATACCTTTGAGTTGTACACGTCAAGTGTCATTTCTTCAAAACCAACTTTTGGTCTTGAAACGTCAACAACTTGTTTTGTTAATTCAGTCGCAGCATTTACTCCAAATCCAAGTAATGTAACGCGGAAGCGATACTTTAACTTAGGCATCAAGAGCACTTGGTTGCCTGCGTCTGTCGGTACTCCGAAATTATTTAATGATGTTATAGGCATGTCTTATATCTCCCCTGTGTTCTTGACACGCAATGGTATGTAAATGAACTCAATAGCCTTAGTTGGTTCAATCGCAATATCAACATAAAGTTCATTACGATCGATTCTTGCCGGCGTATTGTTTGTTTCATCACAAACTACCGCGAAATCGTAAAGGGCACGTAAACCAACCAATTCAAGCAGTAATGATTCCACTGATTGTTTGATCTCATCCCTTGTGATTTTATCATTTGGTTCAAAGATATACGGACGAGCCAACTTGTTCAACTGACTGCGTAAGTATACAACCAAACGTGCTACGTTGATTCTATCAAGAGCGGATGCATTTCTTGCTCTTGTTTTTTTGACCATAGTTAACAAGTCCAACTCCATTAAAGAATGTAATTGGATTAATGCTTAGGCCGTACAACGTGTCTCTTTGACCTTCGTTAAGGGCAACTGTTTGGAACTCACCGCTTTCAGAATCGATGTATCCAACTGCTGTTGCGTTTGTGATACCACCACGTCTTGTACCTGCTGGTGCAAACCATGGAAACGATACTTGGTCGCTTAGTGCAATAGTTCTTAGCATCATGTGTGAACTTGGAACAACTGCATTCGAACCACTTAGGTCAGTAGTAAATCCATTTGGATAAAAAGCACCCAAATACTCATCGTAAGTTACTAATCCTTCATCTCCGTTGTCAGTAACAAGGTTAGCATTTGATCCCCAGTTAGTTAATGTGGTTGCGTCAGCAGCCAATCTAAGTGGAGTATCACCAATAACAAATGCTGTTAAACCTCTGTCGATGTTTAGATTAACAAGATTGCTCATTAGTTCTGGATAACCAGGACATGCAATTAAGTTAAAGTTACGTCTTTCTTCGTCACGTACTTGATCATTTGTATCAACCACGCTCTTCAGTCTCTGTACAATAACCATACGCTGTGCTTTTCTTCCGAAAGAACCTGAACCGTCTTCTTGGTTTCCTGATTCAGTAACCCAACGGTCAGTAGCATAATTAGCCATTGAAGTATCACCGTAACGAACGTTATCTGCTGTTGTGTCAACATAGTTATTAGCATAACGCTTAACGTTACCGCCACTTCTACGTAGATTCCATAACAACATTCCTTGTGGATATAATGCTGGATCTGGAGCATCTGTATCTACGAAATCGCTTGTTAGTAACGATTTAATAGTATCAGCAGTTCCTGCTCCTTCTGGAGTTGAACTGTTACCGCTCTCATCTCTCCAACGTGCATCTGCGAATAACACACCGTCTTCAGTTGTTTGGTCTGTCTTATCAACTTGTACCCACTGTTGCAAGTCATTGTCATACTTGTAAATTGTTGGGAAGTTTTCAAGATCCGCAGTTGAAATCCAAAGGTCGCCTGTTACAAGTGCTGTGCCATCTGATTGTTCTTCTGGCTCTGTAGCACTTACTATAGGACCTTCTGGATCTGCATTTGGATATACATTTAAGTATCCATCCCACTTGCTGCCATCGTGTACCATTATGTCAACTTCAGAAAATTCTGGGTTGTACCATAATTGTCCATCTTGTGGCTCGTTTTGTGGGTTATCGTTACTTGCATAAAAATCTTCAGCAGCCAATGGCTTCCAGTTAGAAGCAACATATTTTGTTTGACCTGATGAATCTTCTGCACCTGATGGTAGATCATAGAAGTTAGCAGTTCCAACACCTGTATCAATGTTATAAGGTGTAAATGCTGCGGATACAGCATCAAGGCCAACGTCTCTTAATCTAAAGTCTCCGCCAAGTTTATGCGAAATAGAAATTTTATTGTCGGAATCAACCGATGCAACAATATTCGTAAATCCAGCAGCATTAACCGCAGCAGCAAACGCATCAGCGTCTGTTGTTGCACCAGTTGCTGTGAAATTAATTTCAACTTCACTGTCTAATGCTAACTGTCCTTTGATAGATTCAGCAATTGCAAACTGATTACCACCTGTTGTAAATGTTGAAGCAGTTACAGCATCAGAAGTAATTGTGGTTGCTCCTGAATTTGCTCTTCTCCAGAATCTAAATTCTGCTGTTGCTGGAGATGCATCATAACCACCATTTTCAGTAGCATTGGTTTGAATGTATAATGTATCCACAGGAAGATTTGCACCGCCACCCGCTCTATCAAGATAGTATAATGCTGAATGGTTGTCTGAGTAGATGTAAGTTGTTTGATCTACCCAAGTCTCTGTGCTTGACTGCCACTTAGATGCTCTAATTCTTGCACCACCGTTTGGCTCTGTAGTCTTGATCCAAACTGAAGTAGTTGGTCTTGCACCTGCATCTGTTCCTGGAGTTCCCTTCCATTGTGGAACTGATGTGTGTGGAGTTTGTTGTAATTCAGGTCCTCTGTATGCAACAGTTCCTAAGCCAAGTGCTGTAAGAGTTGCTGCTGTTCCTGAACATGTAATTGTGTTAGCACCAGAAGCCGCTGTACCATCACTGTAAAGTCTCAGTGTGTTACTCACGTTTCTTGCAGTTACTCCAGTGATTGAAGCACCGTTGATTGCTGTAACAACATCATTAAGTGTGTCACCATCGTTTACTGTGATGCTTGTTCCGTTAATTGTAAGTGTACCTGCGTCTGCTGCACCAAGTGCTGACGAAACAGTTTGAGTTCCAATAACAGTTGGAATACTTGCTCTCCAATCCTGTGAGCCTACCAATACCCAAGCACCCGCTGCAACACCTGCTTGTGTGTTTCCAGCAGTCTTGTAATAAAGTCTTGCATATTCCTTGTTAGCACTGAAACCTGCACCAGTTCCTACTGTTTCAAAAACAACAGCATAGTCACCGATCGAGCCAACGGAAGTTTTTGGAGCGTTGTTCGAAATGCTTGACGAGTTGTCATTTGTTAAAACTATAGGTGTTTTGGTAGCAAACTTTTGACCGCCTGTTGTTGAAATATCGGCACTGTTCCATTCTTGGATACCCCAAGCGGAGGTCTGCGTATTGATGTACCAAGTACCATCATCTGGATTCGCTCCCGGAGCAGTTGATGAACCTTCAAGTTGTCCCATATCAACATCTGCTCTAACAACGAAAGCAGCGTTAGATACGCCTAATAAACTGTACGCTGCTAATAGACCATATTCATTTAATTCGCTACCATGAATAGGTGTATTGCTCGCTGTCTTTTCGAAGTTTGGTACTCCAAAAAGATCTACTAATTCTTTTTGTGATGTAATTTTATATGCTGTTCCAGCATTTGCTTTAGTCGTCGCCTCAGCAACTCCTGTGCCGGCAGCATTCGTTTTGTCTTGGGCTGTTGCTAT